TAGTTTCTTCCAGATGGCAGTTGAACCATCATAGTTGGCAGTGCAGATGTACAGGTTGGTCGCGTCCCAACTGATTGATCCCGCTACATCACCTGTGGCTCCTATTGCTGTTGGTGTCTTGGTAGTCGTGATCACTAATCTGTCAGCATTGACTTGTACTTGTCCCGTGCCGTTTGGATCTAATATGATGTTTCCGTTGGTGTCAGCACTCAATAAAGTGTTGCCTGACATCTGTAGATCGCCGGCCAATTCCGCGAAATTGGCATTGACCTTGGTCATAGCCGTGCGTAAAGTGTCGCCCGTTGCTGGATTTCCTGCCGTTCCTGTGTCTATCGTTAATCTAGCCATAATCTGTTATGCGTATTTATTAAATATGAATATGTTCATAGAGACGCAGAAGACCCTCAAACTGTTCAAGAGGGAGAGCAAACTGGGTGTCTGCCACACCGTTCGTCGCAACAACATCATGTACATCCTCAAGTGTGACCGCTGTGGGGAAACTTTCAAGAAGCCCAAATCACGGGTAGATCCTGAACGCATGGATAAGGGTCACAAGCACTTCTGTGATCGTTGTGATCTATAATCGCATCCAACTGATGTCGTCACGCCGGCCCGTGATCCAACGCTGTAGGTCAGCGTATATGCCCGACCGTATGTTGGGCTGATCGAAGTACCATCTCAGGAACGTGTTGCCGTCCAGGTACTCGCGCCTGTTGATGAAACGGAAGTTGGTGTCTGGAAACCTACGGAAGATCTGCCTCAATTGGTACATCCATTCATACTTGAGATACGCCTTCATGCTCTGCCTGTCTGGGTAGTTGGTGGAGTTCTTATAGATGTTGTTCTGTATACGGCTGGGTTCCGGCATTTCCCACTGTTGTGCGCCCAGTATGTCAAACCCCAGGATCACCACGTTCTTTATCCCGCTCTCGGCCGCCATCAGCACTGCTGAACAACCTGATCCCCTGTTGTTGGAGAAGTCCTCGGTCTTGATACGGCCACCCTTCTTCATGTTGCCACCTCGCCATATCCTGTAGATCTTGAGTCCCCGGGGCACGTCCATCTCCCGGTCTCCATCACAGATGTAGTTCCAACGACTGATGTCCTCTATGCCGTGTATCTGTGTGCTCTTGTCTGTGGCATCGTACCACTGTTTCAATTCTTCATACATGGGAGGGTTTACTGCCACTATGTGGTCACATAATGTAGGATGGTCACGATAGATGGCGTTGCATCCATACACTATGCCTTTGCCCTTCAGTGTTTCTATGGGGAAGATCTTCCTGGACTCACCGTTGCCTATGATGAAAGCGGTGTCCATCAGATGCCAAATGACTCTCCACATCCGCATGCGGAAGTTGAATTAGGATTTGATATCTCGAACTGTGATCCAAAGGTCTCCTCGATCCAATCTATTTTAGTGCCTGCCACGTACAGCATTGATGTCTCGTCCACCACGAAACGTCCCGTGCCCCAATCTTCCACGTGGTCACCTTCTGAGATGCTGTCCTTGGTGTCCGCGAATCCCCATTCGTACTTGAAGCCCGCGCAACCTCCACCCAGCACTGCTAAGCTCACGGCCCACTTGCTGGGATTCTTCTCCAACAGTCGCTCGATCTGTCGTTTGGCCTGATCTGTGATTTCAAAAAGTTTCATACTAGTAATTATTGTCATTTCATGTAGGCCCCGTCGTTGCGGCCACTGATTTCAGCACCTATGCACAACCAAAACATTGTGGCATCCCTTTTCTTCTGGAAACTCATGTAGGCGTTCTGGTCTTCCCAGTTGTGCCATTTCTCGTCGTACATGTTTTTGTTTTCGAACCACCAACCCCATCGTCCCTCGCAGTTGACCTGGCACCACTCGATGCAGTCGCCCATTATGCCGTTGGAGTTCATGTCTACGTTGAAACGGAACTTCTTCTCGTAGCCGCAGTCCTCGGGTATTTCATCTAGATGGCCACTGATTCTCTTGACGTTTGCCGCTTCGTAGTACTTTTTTTTCTGTAGACTCATTAATTTGTATAATAACCGATTCCGTAGTGTTTGTCTACCACCGACTTGTTACACTTCATCGAACACTCCACCCATTTGTTCTTGGTAAAACTGTCAAACAGTTGTTGCCAGAGGTCATCGTTCAGAACCTCTTCCAGAGACCTGTTGCCTTTCACGTTCAACAACTTCTTGTTTTTGACGAAGAAACTGTCCTCCCAGTTGATGGTCTTGCCCTCGTGTGAGAGGCTCTTGTAAGGGAAACTGGTCCAACTGCATGGGAATATGGTGCCCTCCGCATTTAGGTAGAGTCCTCGGTTACCTATCAAGCACATGGGAACGATGTCGCCCTTGAATTTATTTTTTATCTCGGTGAATTTCCTATGATTGGTCTTCATGTAGTTCAATCTCATGGGTATCCTACCTGACAAGTTGGTTGTGTATCGTTCATATCTGTGTGATTTACTGATGTATCGATCACTGGGTTCTAGTGGGTCTTTTTCACCCCCGTACGCGTCGCCGTACTTTGAACCGAACTTGGTGCTGTAAGTGAGTTGTAGAGAATCGCACCCCTGCAGGGTCGCCAGTTGTTGTATCTGCGACAGATGGTCCTCGTTGAATTTGAACACTATGGTGGCCCAGTTCACGAACATGTCACTCTCCTCCGCACAGATCCTCATGCCGGCCATGATGCTGTCCCAATTGCTGTTGACACGATACAGGTCGTTGGATCGTTGATCATACCCGTCCACGCTGAAATTTATGGAGTCGTGCTTGTTTGACACCGCGGCGAAATCACGCCACCACTTCTCTGTCTTGTAACTGCCGTTGGTGATCGTGAACACCTGTATTTCCTGGTTGTGGGATTTGATGTACTCTATGATCGCCAGGTAGTCTTTAGCATAGATGGGATCTCCCACGTCACCACACATGGTGAATCTCTGTGCCTGTTTCAATACATCTGCGGTAAACACCTTCTTAAATTCTTCTATTGATATCTCTTTCTGCATCCAGCTAATTTCTGGATGTTCCTGTCGGGGGCACCTAGGACACTTGAGACTGCACTTAGAACTGGGCTCTATGTGCCAATGATAAAGTTGCCAGCCGTATCTATTCAACATAGAAATAGATCTCTGGTATGTAAAGTTTATTTTCCAACACAAAACTCACTATGCCAGATACATCTTGAACCGACATCTTTTTCCTATTTTGGTACATGGTCAGTTTTGTGTCTGTAACGCCAGGGTTAATCAAATATGACCTGCAGTTTTTTGTTTTGCGATTGACTATGTCTAGGTGTGCAGTCCTCAATTCCTTTTTGTGTTCAACATATTTGTTGTATCCTGTGCCTGAAGGGTTGTATGAAGCGACAGAACTTCCAATAGATATGATCTTTTTAGGATATTCCATCCACTTGGAGAAGAAAAGTTTGAGTAATTTCGTTTGGCAGTCTTTGTCCCATGCGTTGTTGATGAACACATCACATTCCTTGAGCTTTTCATATACCAGCGCAGTGTCATGTATGTCACCGTCATGACGGTTGAACTCGACAAAGGTGTAAGGCAGTGTCATAATGGACTTCCCAATACCTGATGTTGTCCCTGTGATTCCTATCTTCATTTCCAGTTGTCCTCTACGAACTTGTCTGCACACTCCATGGGATTGGGCAGTCCATGAAACACGGCCACACGATTACCGGGTTCTATCTTGGCCGGAGTGCGGAACCATTTCTTGCCGTCCTTGTTCAGCAGTTTGGTGTCTTTCAATCCCACCATCTCCCATTTGTATGATCTGATCCATTCATCCGGCCACCACGTGATGTCTTTGTTAGCTCTTTTCGTTATCCAGTCTTGGTCTCCGTGATTCTGTTGCATGATCTGTGCGGATCGATTTTTGAATTCCGTCCATAGATAATCCATTGTACCTGCCTGCCATCGCATACAACTGGAGTTGCTCAGTTTCCAGTCCTTGACTCTACACCTGTTGAAATCTCTTATGATCATGAACTTGCCGGCATCGTGTGTGAACAATGCATCTATGTTATCAAATATCACCACGTCCAGATCAAAGAACAGTATGTTGCCCTTGATGGGCATTTCTGGTGCGAACATCCACAGTTTGCTCCACCATGACTTGATCCATGGATCCTTGGGCAGTTTGACCACATTTATGTCTGGATCCAATCCAGTGGGATCATCGGTGAGGCAGTGAAACTGGTAGGGCACTGTGGTGTGCCTCTTGACCATGCTGTTCAACACATTGGCATACTTGGGGATATACTTGTTGCCCCATTTAACACACACTACGTGATTCATAACCTTGTTTTAATCCTTGTATTTGTATCTCTTTCCAATCATCACTGTCCAGGGTATAAGGATATTCGCATGAAACCGTCTCACCTGTGGTGTAGATCTTTCTGATATTTAAATTATTTTTCATTTCATTGTATATTTCGAGGAATGAGTGCTGTGGGAACGTGGCCTCCATATCCACTTGCCCTAGTTTGATGTAGCCCAGTGACAGTTTTGGATCCTCCCAGTCAAAATCGTTGTTCTTCAGCCATTCACAGAACTGTGTCATTTCCTGTTTCTTGAATGAATTGTCTTCGGTTATTGTCTGCCCCCATTCGATATCGAATTCTCCCGAGTAGTATTTCTGGTGGTTGATCTCACTACACAGTGACTCTGTCATTTTAGGTGCACCCTCATCTCTGAACACTTCATAAAGTGTTTTGCCCACTTGACTCCAATGCAGGTAAACACCTCCCAATTCCCGGTCGTATCTATTTTTTTTGAATAATTCATAATCTTCGTCCTGTAGGTTGTAACGAGGAGCGTTTAAAAAAGTTGTTATCTGCGAAGGCCTCATCCATTCAGGATCCACTATGCTCTTTCTATGGCTCAACACCCAGTTCTCGATCTCGTGGCACAGGTTGTTCAGTTGCCTGATGGCATACTTTGTAGGCAGATCCGCTTGTTTGTAAAGAGGTGACAGTTCCCATGCCGTGCCCTGTAGTTCCTCAAAATACCTGTGTAGTAGATTGCATGATTCGTGCTTCAATCTCAATCCAGGTTTGCTCATCTCTTTACCATCTGGGCATAACCCGGTAGGCAGGTTACTGCTGTATTGGAAATCGTCTGCCGTGAAAGGATGTATCTGTTCGTAGGGAGGGTTGAAATCAAACGAGTTTATCTGTCTTATGTTTTCGTTCAACTCTTCAACCAAGTGTGATAGGTTTCTCTTGGAGTCGGCCCATCCCAGGAAACAGAAATTCTTTTCTAGTATTCTTTTATTCTTAAGGTTGTCCTTAAGTGCCGACAAGAATCTAGGGGCCAATGGAGTATCATACAAATCTATTTTGACCTGTTTATTGTCATAGGCAATTACAATCTTTTCTGGGATGAAATTATTTCCTGCTGTAGATGGCACTGTTGGCTCCGTGTTCCATGCACTCCACACTCTCCACGAAACATCTGCCATCGGTCTTTTCCCTGATCAATTGGTCAGCGAAGTCGAAGGCGTGCTTGGCAAACATCTCCGCACCCACCCCGTCGAACACCACGATCTCAGCGAGGTCGTGTTTCTCCAGTTCCTTCAGTTTGTCCAGGTGTGGATCGTTCTTGTCAACCGCGGTCTTGTGGTCGAAGTGGTCCTCCAACCATTTCTTAAGGGGTTTCAGTCCCCCGAAGTCCACTGCCCAGTTCTTGTTGTCTAACTCCTTGCATCCAAACGTGAATCTAAACGCCAGGCTGTAGCCATGTAGCAAGTGGCAGTGTGAGTGGTCTGCGTTGGGTTGTCTGAACACACAGGCCAATCCTATGTTGTGTCCATATGTCTTGGTCGAGTAGTAAGTCATCTTGTGTCTCTCCTTTGATGACTTGCAGAATTTTTATAGAGGGATGAAAGTCTTGCAGTCCTCTCTGACATCAGTTCAACCTCTTGTTGATTCTACTGTCAAGTTCGTGTTGGAACGCCTCTTCTCTGATGCGATCCGTCAGCTCGTTGGGTATATTTAACTCGCCGTCGATGATGCTCTTCAAGAAGTGTATCAGCACCGAGAACTCCGGCCTGTTGCTCACCGTCTCTGGGTCAACGCCGTGTTGCTCCATGGCGTTCAGCATGGCCTCTGACGTGTCCACCAGTGCGGTCAGGCTCTTCTTGTGTTTGTCGAAGTGCTGGCTCATGTGATTATCTTGGGCTTGGCGGGCGTCTGTATGGTTGAGAATATCCGCTTGTACTCGCCCTCGATCTTGTCGTTGATGTACGCGATGGATATTATCTGTAGTTTGGATATCATGATCACCTCGTCTTGGTTGGCAGTGGAGAAAAACGTACCGAACGCCAGTCCCTGAGGTCCTTGCATCAGCACGAGTGCCTTCTCTATGCTCACGCTAGAGTCGTCGTTGCCTTTGTATTTCGCTATGACCTCTTCCCCGGAAGCCAGTTTAAGAGTGATAAGATCTCCATCTTTGTATTTTTCAAACATAACCTTATTATAAACTATTGTGCGAGCTTGTCAATGTATTTCCGCAACTCCTTGTCCTGCACGTTGGCGGGGATATGATTGTGGAAGAATATCTGGTAACTGTCTGATCCGTACTTGCCGATGCCGTGTAGGTCACTGGCCTCTCTCTTGTCCCATGCGAGATACTGCTCGGTCATCTTACGTATCCTCTTGGATCTCACCTCCCACATGCCCAGGGGTCGCAACATCTCCTGTTGTGTTTTCAATCTGCCACGCAGGTATGCCCGTGGATTGGGATATCGCTTGAACAGTCGTGGTAGTATTATCTTCACGTGCTTACGATACGTGAGGTTGAGGCACATCACGGCCACCATGTGTTTCCATGCTTTATGAGGAGCTCTAATCTGTTGTTGGACCATGAGGTGATCCACCATTGGTTTGGTCATACAACAATTTTATACGGAATTACTTCTTTGTCAACTGCTTGTTGATGAACTTGGCCATGCCGTCGTAGGTCTCTTGGTAGATATTGGAATGTTTGCGCCATTCCTCTGGCATCTCCCAACGATCATGGTTCACCACGATCCACCTGGTGTCCGGATCGGAATAGCCCATCAGTTTGTGGAACTGGTAAATCCAGTAACTGGGATCAACTGGTCTCTTGATGTAGGTGTAGCCCTCCGACCCTGTGTACATGTTGTTGATTTTATCTTTCTCCAAAGGATGTAGGTCGAATCCCAACATGAATATGGCCTTGGGTTTGAACGTCAGTGCTAGGTTGCCCGCATGCGGTCCAGTGCCCCAATGGAACGGATCATCCTGTCGCTTGTCTCCGGAGTAGGGTAGGTCTGGTAATTTACGCACATTGGGCCACGCCGCGAATTGGTCCGCCCAGTCCTGTCTGGTGAATATTGTGGTGCCTTTACCAACCGCGTTCACGGCCTGTTGGCACATGTGGCGATCAGCACACACAGGTATTCTGTGACGAAATCTCGGTAGATGGCATTACAACCAATTACCGTGCTGAACGATTTCAATGGAGAGATGTCAAATCCCCGCCTTGATTCACCGTTGCCTATAATGCTCACATACTTGGTCATAATGCTATTTAATCACCCCTTTAGACGCACACAGAAGCACACACACTGCTGGTAAAATTGAAATTGGAATAGTTGTACATATCACTCATTTTCCGCGATTAAATGCCATATGGTGCGGTATTGATCCCATGCTTTCTTCAGTGCCGGATGTCGACGTCTTAATTCTATGGCCTCCACTCCCACCATCTCCAACTCGTCATACGCGGTCTGGTTGTCCTTGGCCCGCTGTGATTGTTCAACTAATTTGCGTTCGCCATTTGGTAATTGTTCGTACACGGTCTCACCACCATCCGGTGATGTGTAGATGGGCATGGGTATGATCTTCCTGCTGACTTTCTTCTTGCGTTTGATTCTCTTGGTCATCAATAGTGTTCCTTGTGATCTGCTCCCGGGTGTGCGTATCTCATGCCGCCCTTGTGTTTGGCGTCACCCTTGTGCCTGGGTATGAAGTGTATGTGTGGCCACATGATGGTCTGTCCTGCACATCGGCCCATGTTCATTCCGATGTTGAATCCCGCGATCCTGCCTTTCTTGATCTGTTCGTTGCCGTAGTCGTAGGCCATGCCGTAGGATCTGCCCAGGAAGTGAGCATTGTTCTCCTTTGGGATGAACAGTCGGTGTCCTTCTACGCAGGGATATTTGTCGTCAAAAACAAAAGTGAAATCTGATTCCATGACTGGTGTGTCATTGCTGAACCAAACGCTCTCGTCAACACGGTCGACTTTCTCAAATGGCTTCTTGTAGATAGGTTTTCGCGATGGCATTGGTTTCTATGATTCCTATCCTTATATTACTACTATTGGGCCTGTGTCGCAACCTGATTTCCTGCCAGTACTTGGTCTTGGGCACACTGGGGTTGTGATCATGAACGTCCAATAGATTTACCAGCGCCTTCCTGACCTTCTCCGCACCACCGTGTTTCCGACATGTGTCCGACCTGCCCACGTGTACCACTTTGTTCGCAATCTTGATTTTGTAAACACAGGGCAATCTTACCCACTTGGTTTTTGGATTACGATTGTGTCGTATTTTATATTTGTCTATTATGTATAGGTCTTCTATAGTGTACCACTTAACGTCTGCCATCTTTGATGCCCAACTGCTTGTAAACCCTTTGCACTTTCCGGGCCTGGAAGTAGCAGTCCTCCAGTGCGTTGTGTAGCCCAACTCTTTTCTCGTTTGGATCTCTAGGGACCAGACTGAACAGTGTCCTCGAATCTCGGATCTGCCAGTACTGCCACGGCTGTGGGTGTCCCAGTTGTGTGTATAGGTTCTGTAGTATGGCGTAGTCAAACAGTGGTCCCTGGCACCAAAACACGTCCACTCCCACACTCCATTTGTTGATTGTCTTGATCATTGCATCCAAAGAAATACGATCTTTATCTCCCAATGCCTCTTCCATGATCTCGGGATCCTGTCTGCCCCACCAGTCAAGTGTGTCCTGCATCACGTCACGACCCATCTCAGTCTGCGAGTCCACGTCCACCCTGAAGTACATGCCCTGTGAGGGTTCCGTCGTCGTGTAAGGATCGAACTTTACCCCACCTACTGTCAGTACGACGGCGTTGGGATTTGTGGAAAGTGTTTCCAGATCTATCATGGCGTGTATCATGCCACTAGTATACTACACTATGTTGGTAATGTCAATTAGGCGTCGGGCTTGTTCAACTGTTCCTGTTGTAGTAGGTATTGGTAGTATTCCTGGAACTCATCCGTGGTCAGGCACCAGATCTCTCCGGAACTGCTGGGGTAGGTCTCCATCATGTACTGCTTAGCCACCGCGCCCTCGGCCTCGCACAGTGCCTTGGTGTCGTACAGGCGCTCCTCGTACAGGTTGTTACATTGTCCGCTGATACATATGAGGATGACCAAAATGAACTTCATCTAAAAGTATTTAAGTTTGGT